AAGCAGATCCCCGGCGTCACATGGGATGACAAGACGATGGCGTGGAGAGCGCCGTTGACTTCGGTTGAGGAGGCGCTGAGATGGGCGGAAATCTTCGGAATCCCTGTTCACCCCGAGGTGCAGGTCGAGGGAGAGTCGGTCAAAGCGCAACTGGGGGCACTTCTCGATGCAAGTCGGGCTACTGATGCTGAACTAGAGGTAGCGGGGCTCCAAGCTGAGCTCTTCCCGTATCAGAAGGCGGGGATCAACTATGCGGTCGCAGCGGAACGATGTTTCATCGCAGATGAGATGGGACTCGGCAAGACCCTGCAGGGGATAGCGGCGTTGGAAATTTTGCACGCTTATCCGGCAGTGGTCGTATGCCCCCCCAACCTTGTTCTGAACTGGGAGAGCGAGTATTCCCGCTTTTTGCCGCATCGGACTACTGCGGTGGTGGCGAATCGCAAAGAATTCCCTACGGACTATGAGGTAGTCATTGTAGGTTATAGCAACACTAACACATGGGTGAGGGAGTTGTCAAGGCACAATGGCTACATATTCGATGAAAGCCACTACGCCAAAACCAAGACCTCGCAGCGGACAAAGGCTTGCAAGAAGATAGCTAAGAGCTCCCCGGAGGCCCCGGTCTTCATGCTCACCGGTACGCCCATCACGAACAGGCCCATGGAATACGCAGCCCAACTGGACATCATCGGACAGATCGACAAGTTTGGGGGAGAGTGGGGCTTTTACCGACGATATTGCGGAGCATTCAAGGACAAGTGGGGCCAGTGGCATCTGGAGGGACACTCCAACCTTGATGAACTCAACGATAAGTTGCGATCCACCTGCTACATCCGTCGTACCAAGGACGAGGTAATGAAAGAGTTGCCTCCCGTTCTGCACGATCCGGTTGTTGTTGACGGGACTGTCGCAGCTATGAAGGAGTACAAGAAGGCTGAGGCTGACATCGTTCAGTACCTCGTTGATCGAGCGAAGGCAATAGCCCGAGAGTTGGGTGAACCCGTGGGGTCAGCAGCCGTTCGGGCACGCTTCCGTGCTGAATCGAACCAGCATCTTGTGAAGTTGTCGATTCTGAGGAGACTGGCAGCGAAGGCCAAGATGCCTCACGTCGAAGAGTGGATTACGCAGAGGGTAGAAGAAGGTCGAAAAGTCGTGGTTGCTGCGCACCACAGGGACATCGTGGATGAGATTGCCAACCGACACGGAGGGCTCAAGATCCAAGGAGGGATGTCGGTCGAAGCGGTTGAAGCAGCGAAGCGGCGTTTCCAAGACGAACCAGTCGAAGAAGCTCCGGTGATCGTGTTGAGCATCCAAGCAGCAAAGACGGGTCACACACTGACGGCAGCACAGGACATCTTGTTCGTTGAGCAACCGTGGACGCCTGCCGATGTTGACCAAACCTACTCACGGCTACACCGCATCGGACAGCAGGGTTCGGTGACGGCGACGTACATGCTGGCCTCCAACACGGTGGATCAAGACATCTATGACCTGATTGAAGCGAAGCGAGCGGTCGTGGATCTGGCAACCGAAGGAGAACTTGGGGAGCTAGAGCTAGCGAGTCCCGCTGCATCCCTTGTGGAAAACCTGTTGAATCAAAATATTGTTGCCTGACGGCGTTGTGTTGTCTGTCCATAACCGATAGGGTTGCGCTTGTGGGTACAGAACTGACTCCCAGACTGAAACTGGCGATCGGCAGAGACACTGCTGCCCTGCGAGAGTGGGTCAACAGCGAGCTAGGTCGCATGTATCTGGACTGGTGGATGCTTCAAGTTGACCAGACGGGTCAGTGGGCGGCATCACGGACGGGTGTAGGCACAGGCATACAGCCCGTTGTCGATCAGTTTGAACAGGCAAGATCGTTGGTCGATGAAATCTTCAAGCCGCAGGCAACGATGGGAGGGCTCACCTCAGGATGGGACCTTCCTACAAGTGCGGTACACGCAGGCACCGGGATCGTTGGACCCGAAGGCGAGATTTGCGGTGGACTGGCTAGTTCTATCGTCAGGAGTGCCATTCGGTCATACAACAAGGCCGTGCACGGACGCATGTATTACGTCACTCCCGAAATGGGAGATCAGGCAGCCCGACGGATGGTCCGTCGAACCGAAGCGTTTATCGAGCCCCATGAGTTGGTGACCCCAACGGGCATCGTGTGGTTACCCGTAACGGATGACATGAACTTCCAACAACAGGACGTAGCCCCCACTGGGCAGCAAGAGATCACACCTGCTATCGCATGGAACCTAGACGGGAACAAGATCACGATCTTCTGGATCTGCGATGCTGGATGGAACCACGCAAGCAACTCGATCAAATGGTTAGCGGGTGAAGGGTTCTGGTCGAACAGCGAGTTCGACAATGGCTCGATGTTGACGAGCAATAAGGTCATTCCGCCCCAGCCGCCACTGGCGGGCACCAGCGAGTTTGCACAGATCATGGACTTGGCGACCAATCACGCCGAACTGTGGCAGATAATGATGAACGAAGCTCAGGAGTCATACAAGTATGGTCCGAGCCTCGATGACAGTGAGGACCAGAACCACAACTATCGAGGTAGCAGCGGACCCCAGCGTTTGATTCCGTACCACTTCTGGTCGCCACGGATGAACACGTTTGATGTGGACTCTGCACCCAAAGACGGTAGGAGTTTCAGTCCTACCGGTGAGGCAAACGTGCCACTGTTGCGCCCAGACCAGCCCGGCGCTCCTTCACCGGACGAGTTCGGTGCAGGCCACGAACTGTGGTGGAACGAGAACGGCAAGTCGACACTGGTGCCGTTTCCGCATGAGCCGGAGACAGAGCAAGAAACCGCTGATCGGACTGCCGACCAGTGGACGATGATTGCTTTCGCCTGCGAGGTCATCCGGATGTTGGGCGAGGACTACCTGTACGCAGAAGATGTTTACCCGTCCGAAGGCGCTCCTCGCGATGTTCAACGAGGGCTCAAGAAGCGGGGAATCGCTAAAGACACTGCTCTCCGTGTCTACACATTGCGTAAGCCCGTAGAAGAGGGACTGCGTCGTGAAGGCCGGTACCTGAGCCGTGGTCCATTGACGACTCGTCATCATCGGATGAGCCATTGGAGAGGTAATCAGGGCAAGGCGGGCGACCGCACCTGTAGGCATGTGTACCGTCCCCATAAGGACGAGTACGACTGGCGCATCTGCGATGAGTGTGGCCGAGTTGAGCATCGGGTCATAGACACTGACGTTGGACCGGAACATGCGCCATTTATCAAAGATCGATCGATTGGAGTGTTGCGACGATGAAGGACCGCACCGTGGACAACCGTGTCTGGAGCATCTCGCACCAGCCTGCATGCCCAGTGCCGGAGCATCTTGACGACACACCCGAAGATTGCCTGTTCGATGAGGAGGAAGCATGACTCCGAATGATTGGTACCGATGCGACAGGTGTGACACGCCAACCCGACCAGAGTTCTTGGACATGCCAGAGTTCGTAACCCAGTTGCGGGGCGGGCTACACCTCCAAGTTATTGGCTATGACGGTGGGTTTTACGACTCGCTGTCTTTCATGGGGAAACCACTCGTGACGCTTCACCTGTGCCACGACTGTTGCTTGTGGCTGGTTAGAGAGATCCCGAAGTTGACCGAAGAGTCGAAGGGTGGACACCCAGTTGACTTGATGGACTCAACCGACGAGAATCCGTGTTGTGAGTTTGCATGGACGATGAAGACGACACCTCGTGAGTATCCGGTGAAGAAGATTGGAGCCGATTGGCCCGATCCTCCAAGCCTTGAAATCGTGAACAGCGACCCATTTATGAACGGAGAAACCCATGGGTTCGATGGCAAAAACCAGTAATAGACAGTCGACGCCTTGTTGCTGCGGCAAGTACACGTTCCCGACGTTTGAGTTGGAAACCTTGGATTGGTCGTGGGAACCAATAACAGATGACGACGGTGTGCATGAGCGGGATAGGTGCTTGTCGGGGTTGCGGGACGACGCAATGGACGACGTTGTGCGGCCATCCGATGTAGTCGAAGAATGCCGCTGCCAAGACCGTCCGTCTGGTAGCGCAGATCCAGTTGGGCGTTCATTCGATGAGGTCGAAGGATCGCCCAAGAATGATGTCACGTTGTCCCGCCGCCA